TCGCTAACGGTGGGCGGCTGAGCTTCGAGCAGGACTGCACCCTTCGTCGGATCCGTCCTGGTCTTAGGCTTTGGAAGGGAGTCTACGTATTCCATTACCGCTACTCTCATTTAGTGGATAGCGGCCGGGGGGTTAGACGTTGAGTCGTCTACCCACCAGGGGGGGAGTACCCCTACCCCCCGGCCACTAAGGGCTAAGCTCCAATCTCATAAGGCTGCCCTTGCCCTTGAGTCGGTCACCTAGCACTACCTAGGCAAGACTAGCTATCACCTTTGCCATACCGATACGGCTAGAACCGTTCGGCCTCCGGCTCTTCCTCCGGGGCTTCGCCCTTGAGCATGGCAAATACGCTCCAACCGTGAGGGGTATTGCGGACGGCAACCCCCCATCCTTTCCCCCCTCCGGCTGACCGAACGAAATTGGCCCGCTTGTCGGCTTCCTCTCGTTCCTCAAAGTCATACAGCCGGGCCCAATGGCCGGGGCTCAAAGCCAGTTGGCCTAGCAAGTCGTCTACCTCTTTGCGGAGGGCGGACTTCTCACCGAAGGCGGCCGGGCCTCGTCTTGCCGGAGGGGGCTCTTCCCACACAATTGACATCGTCGTCTTGCCTTTCCTAGTTACCAAGGCACCGAATGTACGGGCCCTACCATCGTGTCTTTCTTGTGGCTATTGCACGGCCTACACGCCGATATGAGGTTCTCCGGGCTATCGCTGCCACCCTTGCTACGGGGCACGATGTGGTCTACGGCGTTGGCTTCACCAAGGCAGAAAGGACCGAGGCGAAGACGACAACGGAAGCCGTCCCTAGTCAGGATCACGTGCCGAAGCCTTGTCCATTGGCTTGTCTTGTAGTGAGGATGCCCCGTCATTCTTCGCGTCCTTTGTTCTTCTCAATTCCGCACGGGCATTGTGAATACCCGTCAGATTCGTCAACATTTGCCCTGTGGATAACCTCATGCCGGTACCATTCGGATAGGGTGAAAGGAGCTATAGCCCCCCCCCAAATCCGGCCCTTAATTTGTCTCTCACATAGATGATCTATCTATAAGAGCTTCCAGGCCGGCCGACGGGTTGATCCGGTAGGCGTCAGGCCGGAGAAGCTCTACAAAGCCCTTCTTTATAAGTTCATTTATAGTATAGGTAAGATTCTTAGAAGAGATGTTTATAAGATGAAGCAAATGTTTATTCTCTATGTGAACGATACAGTCATTGTCTGACAGCATTGCCAATGTCAATAGAACGCAAGTTTGCTGTATGTTCTGAGGCCCGTTCCATACCATTGCGCGTAGCTGCTCGTCATTCATAGTTCGCCTTCAATCCGTCGGAAACGAATGAGCCGTAGGGCCGAGTCTTTGACAAGGGCCCGTAGCTCTCCGTCGGTGAACACGTCCAGAACCTCGGCTGAAACAACCGGCTCTAGGCCCACCTTGGCCATTTCTTCGGTAAGCCGGGCGTACTCGTCTTCGTAGGCCCGGCGTTGGCCCGGCGTCATGGCTCCGCCTTATAGGGCCGAATCTGCCACCAGAGACGAGCCGTGTCGTGGCACTCACAAGGGCATTCCCTCACGGTAGGGGGCTGACCATAACCAGACCCGCAGCCGCAAGGGATACAAGCGATGTCTTCCTCGTGGCCCAATTCAAGTGGCGTAGGCAGAGGTAATTGTTTCATCGTCTCACCAGCATGAGAATGAACACGGCGATTATTCCGGCAAGAATGAGGATGTGCCAGGCGTCTTCAGTCATAGTTCCCCCTCTCGTGGTAGCAGCGGAACAATGTTGCGAACATAGGTAATTGCCCACCAGTCCCCCACCGACTCCAAGCCAATGCGGTACGGCTTTGCGATCAAGAGAGGGAGCTTGTTCGGGCCCCCTTGAATGGCAGCTTGGAGCAGCGCAGAGCCGATGTTCAGGTCCCTACGGTTCTTGACTTCGATAGAGGCCCCGGGCACACCAATGATGTCTGACTCTTGGGCTATGCCGTCCCCACCGGTGTAGAGCCGGCTCGTAATAGCCAGGGGAAAGCCGTTGTCCTTGAAATACCGGGCTACGGCTCGTTCAGCTACGTGCCCTTTCTTGCGTACATCAATCAATGCCTTTCCCCCTTACCGTGGCGATATGCCCTAGCCAACCGTTTGCGTCCTGAACCGTAAACTGGGGCTCGTCGGGTAGCCGAAGATTGTCCTTGTCGCCCAAGCCGAGAACCTCCGAACGTTGCCCCGACGTGAGCCGACCCAGGGCGGCCGACACCGTGGCTCTCATGCCGTCAAGAGCCCCCGGTGAACCGGCAGGATGCCGCTTAGAGGCCTCTACAAGCTCTTCTGAGGCCGTCGGAGGGGGTAAGACGGGGGATTCATCATTGGGGGGGGTTGAGGCCGTTACACGGCCTTCTGCGGGCCTCTCGTCAGAAATACCCTGGTCAGAGTCGGCTTGGCTCATTTCATCGCTTGTATATAGACCGGAAAGTCGTTGCGGGAAGGCTTTGCGCAAGGCCAATGCTTCTGCGCATTTGGCAAGCATTTCCGGGCCCATTTGGGCCCACATCCTGGTAGGCGTTCCGTCTTTCTTGGTTTGGCAATAGCTCCGCCATAGGCCTACGCCGGTGAACGAGGCCGGTGCCCCCTTAGACGTATCCCGTAGGACTACGACCTTTGCGGCTGCCGGTGGCTCTTCCTCAAGCCATACGTCACGCCATACCCCTTGCCTACCGCACCATTGGGGCCCGACTTGGCCGGCATACTCCCCGGTATCCGAGGCAATGGTTCTGAGGCCGTCAATGGAGACTTGCGTCTGCATTACCTCTTGGCCTACGGCGGCGTCCCAACGCTTGACGGCATAGATTTGCCGGGCAAAGGGATCAAGCCCCGTACGTTCACATTGCCGTATGAATAGCTCAAGCTCGAGATCCGTGGCACCTTTGGCCACCGTGCGCTTGATGAGGCCAACCGATTCCCGAAGGTTGGGGAATTGAATTAGGCTCATGAGACGCTGCCCAGGACGGCACCCAAATCCATTGAACCCATGCCCTTGCCGTCTCCGTTGCGCCAACCGTAAACCCGGCGTAGGGCTAGGAATACCTCGTGTTCCCGAGGCCCGGCCTTTACGGGGTTGAACTCAACGTGCCCGTCTACGTAGACGTGTATCACGGCTGCCCCGGTAACCTCCGGCAACGGCTCCGTGCCTATTTCCCGGCCTTCCTCGGCATAGAGAACGGCCTCGTTTGCGTAGCGATAAGCCGCTAGCTGAAGGCGCCAAGTATCCCAATACTTGCCCTTGCCATGCTTACCGGAACCGGTTGTCTTTAGGTCAAGAATCATGGGATTGCCGTCTATCTCAGCCCGCCAATCAAGCGTGCCAATGTACTCAACGTCCTTGTTCGGCACCCGGTAGCGAACTACCTCTTCCCACGAGATAGGGAACGGCTTATGGCTCTGCCAGAACTTGCCCAAGCCGTCGGCCATCGGGAGTATCTCGGCATAGAGCTCCGACGGTTCCCTACGGGCCCATAGGGGGGACTCATCCCTCATTCGTTCCACAATTTCGGCTACGCGCACAGTATGACCTTGACACCACTGTGCGTTGATCTCGTGAAGGGCAGAGCCGATTAGGGCCCGGTGATCCCATACCCCCCGGTGATGTCGGTAGAGTCTCGTGATAGCGTCTTGGCTAGGGAGGTGGGACCAACTATTGTTATGGAGCACGGCGTATTTGGCCGTCTCCCTAGCAGCCGCCCAAGAGAGGCCGGGCTTATCTAGCATCCCAACGACTTGAGTAACCGATGGGGGCCCGTTAGGGTCCCTCGAATAAGGCCGGTGCATTGCCCTAGTCCTTTCCCAAAGGGGCGACGATGCACGGGAAGCTCACCCCTATGGGTAACGTCACCCCTAGGGGAAGGCCGGAGAACGGGCCTATACCACTGGGTGATAGCCAGTGAAGAAAGGCCGGCTCCGGTTACGGGCCCCGTGCATTGTCGTCGCTCCGGGCTGCCCGTCGATTATCCCCGGCATCGTCCTTGATGCGCTCCCCCATCTAACCGTGCCCTTTAGGGCAGGTCAACCGGGGTACAACAACATTCAGCACCCTATGTGTTTATGGCCTCGTGTCAGCCTTATTGAAAGGGAACGAGGGTAGACGCGTTTCCCACCCTAGGTGACCGAAATTGACCTTTCCGAGATTTCTTTACGCATTGTCTTCCGTGGGTTCACCGTAATTGCTACTGTCAGCCCCCACCTAGTTGGCCCACGAGTCTTCAGGAAGGGTGCAGGTTGACAATGGGGAAACCGGACAGAGCCGCAGAAGCCGGCCTTACGTTGGTAATGGCAGAACGAGAGGACGGCTCTTGGTCGTATGAGCTAAGGAACGAGGCCGGGGATTTGATATCCACCAAGGACGGCTACCGGGAAGAACAATTTGCACATAGGGCCGCTAGCCGGTGGATCACGGAACACTACGAGGAAGCACCAGTCCACGAGGGTGCCAGAGAAGGCCAAGGCCAAGGCCAAATCCTCCTCGTCTAATAGCCAACTAATCACGGAGCCGGACGGCCTTACTGGCATTGAACAAGCGGAGCTATTGGAGGGCGAAGCCAAGAGGCTTGAGGCCGCCGCCGACGTATTGGAGGGGCCGGAAGAGACATGAGACCAAAGGTCCCTAAGGGCTACAACCCTGACTATTTGCATTGCCGTACGTTCGGTCACTCGTGGCACGTCGGCAACGGAGAGTCGGAGGGAACGGCGTTCTACCGGTTTGTGCTGATATGCAATACGTGCAAGACAAGACGCCTAGAGGTTGTTAACCGTAGAACCGGCTCCCCCGGGCTACCAGTCGGAACGGAACGAGGGATTGGCTCGTGTCATCTACCGGATTGAGTTTATCCGGAGGCTAGACGATGGATGAACTTATCGGCCGAATCTACTACGGAATAGGCATAGACGACGGCGGCTATTATGTGGCCGTCCGCCTAGAGGTCGACGGGAAACAAGTCGATTGGGAGGCAACCGCTAGGTTTGAAGATTCTGAAGATGCCATAGAGTTTATGCTCCGGCTAGCGGACGAGATAGAGGCTAACGGCCTCTCGGGCGGGCTCACGATGACTCAACGCCCGTGGTCGGGGCCGTGGTGATTCTTCAAGCTACCTACCTAGATCAATCCGCCGACGGTTGGCTCTTGGTCCTGGCCGTGGCCGTTGGCCTTGCAATCGTGTTAGCGATCTATTTATCGGGAAAGGGAAACTAGAGAATGCCAACCGGTGGCGCTGCTCTTCACGCTTATCTATCCGACGAGGCTAGGCAAGCTTGGGATATTCTTAGCTTTGACAACGGCGTATCCGTTACGGGCCTCCTAGAGGCCGTAGCCCTTGAATTGATCGACGATATAAACGACAACGGCGGATCGGCTGAAGGCCTACGGCCGGAATGGGTCAAGCTAGCCAGAACAACAGACGCTAACCGTAGGCGTAGGGGAAGAAACCGGTGATGGAGCTAGCGTTTGTAGGGCTAGTGGCCTTGGCCATCATATTCACGGCCACGGTATGGGGCATGGCGTACGGTTGGCAAAGAGGTTGGGAAGAGGCCCGCCAATACTATTGGCGCCAATGGGATAGGGAGACCAAGGGGTGAGGTTCCGAGCGTATTACGCTAACCAAGACATAGAGGGAATCGGCTTTGAGGCCCCCGGTTGGATTGAGGCCGTTAGTAACGCCTTGGCCATGGCCACCGGAACAACCGGCCGGCTAGAGGCCGTGGAGTCGGAGGAGGACGGCCCCGAGGGAATCGGCTTGGTCAATCATCCCACCGGCACCCTTCCTGACTAGGGCTTCCTTACTATTCGTTGGCTGCTCGTGTGCGGATCCTCGGGCAGCCACCGAATACTGCCGATAGGGTGGGGCAAGGTCCGATCCGCTAGCCCGGAAGGTTGCCCCGATGGCCGAGGAACGTCCCCCTATCGCATACGAAATCCTCCCCGGGAAGAGGCCCCGCAAGAACGAGTCCAGCGTCACCACCTACGGGGCCCTACGGGGCCTCGTGGCCATTGGGCTCTACCTCCGCCTATCCCTAGCCAAGACAACGGCCAAGGCCCAATCCGAGGCCCTAGAGAGGCAGGACGCCACGGAGGCCGCCAAGACGGAAGGAGCCAACGTCACCAGGACCTATTGCGATCCGGATCATTCCGGCGAGAAACGTACGCTTACCCGCCCGGCGTTCGACCTAATGGTTTCGGACCTGAAGGCCGGGCTCATCAAGGGCATAGCCATTGGGGACATTGACCGGCTCACTCGCCGGCACGGAGTCCTAGAGCTACTGATTGAGATATACGAGGCCAACCAAGAGCTAGCCGACAAGGGCAAGGCCGAACGCCTTTACTGGTATTGCTATCACGACGAGGAAGACGAGCGGGCTCCGGTGGACTTACGTACGGCTGAAGGCCGGCGGGAGGCCCGTAAGCGTGTAGACGCTGCCTATGAGGAAATCCAAGTCATGAAACAACGCCAAACCAAACGCCACCGGCAAGCTAAGAAGGCCGGCAGGATGGTCGGAGCCCGGGGATTCGGCTATGAGACAACCGGGGAGATACGGGCCTCGGAGGCCAATACTGTCCGGCTACTGGCCGATGCCGTCGACAAGGGCCAAACGCTACGGCCGATCCTCAATGGGCTAGGGCCCATATCCAAGGCCGGCACCCCCCTTACGCATAGAACCGTCCAAGGCATTCTGACCGGGGGAAGGGTAGCCGGCTACCGGGTAGACAAGGCGAACAAGACGGGAGAATGGTACGGCATTGCCCTAGACGAGAACGGCCTCCCTATCAAGGGAATCCAAGAGCCGATCCTTGAGCAGGACCAATGGCTACGGCTCCGGAAGATATACCGGGAACGAGAGGTTGCCACGGAACGCCGGCAGTACCTTGGTACCGGCACCCTGCGGTGCAAGGCTTGCCGCAAGAACTACACGGGAAATGCCAATCGAACTTGGGGATCCTATAACTACCATTGCCCTTGCGGCTCTTATCTCAACGGGCCCGATACGGATAGGTACCTCAAGCTCTTGGTTGAGCTTCAGCTATCCCAGAATCCCCCGGGGGTTGCCGCCCCGGTGCCGTGGCCGAAACAAGCGGAGCTTGAAGCCCTTGAGGCTGACAGAGAGGCCACGGAGCTTGAGATGTCCGAGGATCCCATAGGGTGGATCCGGCTAGAGAAGGCCTACGTGAAGGCCGCCGGCAAGCTGACCCTAGAGCGTCGGGAGTGGCTGAAGGCCCATCCCGTTCCAACGGCCTTGCCGGCAGAAGCCCTGGTCAAGCGTTGGCGTACGGGGGATCCGGAGATAATGCGCGGGGTGCTCCGGGACATCTTCAGTGTCATATGGGTCACCAAGGCTCCGGGCAAGTTCAATCCCGATTGGCTAAGCCCCATCCCCCCTAACGACTAGGCCCAACCTCCGGGCTATCCGTTGCCATTGCCTTGCGCTCAACGGTGGGAGGCCGGCAACGGTAGCCCGGGCCTTGGCAAGCTCATCCGGGCCTAGCTCCGGGTAGTGGAGGAACAACCGCCTAGCGTCTTCGTTGCTCAGTAGCTCCATCACCCCTCCCGGGTAATGTTCCACGAGAGCCCCCTGTATGGCCTTCTCCGCCGTTCCGGGGGCTCTTGGCTGTCTTGACCCATCCTAGCCGGCCGGCGGGGCCGTACGGGGCTCTCAGCCGATCCGCTCAACCCATAGTTGGCGGGGCGCCGTGGCCGAACCGGGCAGGGTGAGGTTATTGGAACCCGAGGCAAGACCATGGCGTACCGTAACGGTCAAGGGTGTAGCAGCAACGGCCACGTACAATACCGACCCGCTTATTTGACCAGAAAGTCCGGGCGTAATAGCCCATACCTGCAGAGCTGCTGGAGTTAAGAAAGAAGTAAGCCATTGACTGCTAGTGTCAGTCTTGGAGTACGGCGTAAGCAACGATAGCCGGTACGCACCGCCAATGACCGGCGTAAACGTTACCGTTAGCCCATCCGTTACCGTGTTCACATTTGTGGTTTGGGAGGCAGTCAATACGTGCGAAGCAATCAAACCTAGGCCAGAAGAAGGGGTACCCCCTATGTCCGTCAATGTAAGCTGACAAGCCTGACTTGGGCTAGAGCCTACAAACCGTATGGTTCCCGCCCCGGACTTTAGGACTACCTCAACCTTGAATGTCTTAAGTCCGCTGGACGTTGGCGAATAGAGAAGGGTTCCTGCTATTTGCAGGAACCCTGTCCCAATGGATACCGCTACAGCAGGAACGGCGGCTATCTGCTGACTACCGGTGCCATCGTTAACCATTATGGCATAACTCACGTTGGCATCAATCCCGCCAGGGGTAAGGACAGAGATTAGGTAATTACGTCCTACGGTTACCGGTACATTCGCCAGCGTTATTCCAGTGTCGGCCGTCGAACCAGCAAATGAAAGGACTCCACCGGCCCAGGAGAAGGAAGCTACATATCCCGTCGGCCCCGTGGTGGTGGGGGCCTTCGTGTCGACATATTGTTTGTTGGCAGCATCCCCATTAGCTACGGGCGTAGGGACATTCACGATCGGGTTACCGGTTACGTCCAGTGATTGTAGAATCTTCACGGTCTCTCCCTAGGCCACCACGATGACGCCAATGGCATTGGTGGCGGGCGCTGTAGCGAAGTCGATACGGATTTGAGTAGACGAGATACGAAAGACATTGGCCCATACGGTCTCGCCTGTAGCCACGTCGTATAGCTCGACGATGACGGCGGTACGGGCCAACCCGTGCGACAGGGTGAAGCTAGTAGCAGAACCGTTCCCAACATTGGTGTTGTACTTGCTTACGAAACCCAGAGAGCTACGGGCAGTAGATTGGCTATTGGCGCCCGTTCCGCCATTGGCGATGGGCAGGACATCGGTCCATATGGTGTCCTGGTCGGTAGCCGTTTCCTTGGTGAGGATGGCACCGGCATTGCCTCCGGGCTCAACCCCTCCGCCGGCACCGGTATCGCCCTTGGGCCCTTGCGGGCCTTCGGGCCCCGTGGGGCCTTCCGGGCCTACCGGGCCTGTAGGGCCCGGTACCGTCGACGGATCCCCCTCGGGCCCGGGGGGGCCTGTTGGGCCCTCGGGGCCTTCCGGGCCCGCTGGGCCGGGGATCTGACCTCCCACGTCGGAGGTGACCGTTCCCACCTTGCGGGGAATCGTCACCTTTGCGGAAACGTTCACGGCAACCCCAATTCGGTGATATCTAATTGGGTCGTAACCCCGCCCTTAACGAGGGTAGACACGAGGCCGCCGGCATCGGTTAATTGTAGATCCCACGAGTGCCGGCCCCCATCGGCCCCTAGGGCCTTGGTGACGTCGTCCGGCAAGGTCAAGTAACAGATTCCTTCGGCGGGGGCCGGTGCATTGGCGGCAATGGTAGCCGTCAACGTTTGCCCGTGTCCCTTGCGTATTTGGGCTAGCAACGTACCCGTAAGGTTGTACGGGGCTCCGTTGTCGTCAAGGATGGTCAGCGTAATGGCCACGTCATCGCCGGCATAGAGGTTCAGGTCTAGCGTTGAGGGGATTACGTTAATCGTGGCCATGATTCCCTACACGTGTAATGGGTTTCGGATTGCCCTAGAACCATTGGCTTACCGCATTTCTGGCATCGGGGCCCACGTAGGGCCCGTGCCACGGCTAGCCGTTCTAGGCGGACTATTTCCCGCCAATCCCAATCCTCAAGCGGTACCGGTTCCCCCTTGCCTCTCGGCAAGCTGCGACTCGAGGTCATCTATCCTCATGACGATTGTTCGGAGGATTCCGGGGGGAGCTAGGGCGATGACCCTTGCGGCAGCCCTAGCCTTGTCGTCTTCGGTTTCGGCACATTGCCATTCGTCGATTGCCATACGGAGGCCGGATAGCTCGATCATGAGCCCGCCCAAGGAATCGCCTTCAAGGCGTCTCTAAGCTCTGCCGGTAGCGTCCTGGCATTGAACACCGACGGGCACGGCTCCGGGGGATTCTGCGGCTTCTGGGAGGCCAGGAACCCGACAACTTGCAAGGCATTGGCCTCGTAAGCACTCCGGGGATGACAACGCCGTAGGGTGCCGTCCCCCGATATCGTCAGGAAATATTGCCCGTCGTCATCCTCAATCAGATTGCCTTGCGAATTATGCATGGCCAATTTGCTGACCACGGTACCGCTAAGCATTGATGCCATACGGTTCCAGTCGTCGTCTGTCATTTCGTCACCATCCTCAAAGCCCCACATAAAGGACCTGTCAGCGGATATTAGATTGTTATGGTCGGAGGTATCGTTCAGGACGTAGCCAATGCACTGAAGCATTGAGGCATAGGGCGACAGGATCAGATTCCAACCGCCGTCATTGATAGGCGTGCCCGGAGCCGTGCCCGGATAGGACCAAGCCGCACATTGCCAAGAATCCGGGAATAGCCTCTCGTCCCCGCATAGGGCTTGCATGACCGCGGCACAACCATAGGCCTTGACGGGCCTACCGCCTACGCTCATAGCTCCCCGGAAATAGTCCACTATGGGGCCGTAGAGTTCTCCGTGATTCGGTTGGAAATCCACGGCGTAATAGATGGTTACGTTTGGGGCCCCTACCTCGTCGGCATAGCGGTTGGCATTGTTGGCATGTTGTACGCCGGCATTCCAGCCGCCCAGACAAGCGCTAGCGGCTTCCTCATAAATCAAGCCGATGCCAAGACCGGCCGCTAGGAGGCCGTTGGCTTCCCCGGCCGTTAGGCATCGGCCGTCGTGGCCAAGGTACCGAAGGGCTCCGATATAGCCGCTATTGCGAATGTAGTCGGGGCTAGGGCGGCCGTAGGAATAGTCGACTACGGCGGGGAATGACATCGTCATTAGTATTCGCTCCCCGGGGGAAAGGCCGTCACGGATCCGGATATGGCGCCTATGTCGATAGTGGCGGAGCCGGTGCCGACCGATAGCGTTACTTGAGCTTGGAGGTTCGATCCGGCCGCTACGTTCCGCCAGAAGCCCTTAATTGGTAGACTTATGGCCCGGAATGGACTAAGCGAGAACACGGATATTGGAGCGAACGTAGCAGCCCCGGCACCGGAGGATATGGCTAGTTGGAAATTGGCGGACTGGTCACCCGTGCCGGTTGAGTTGGTGACGTAAACCTCAAGGTCAAATGAGAGGCTAGCCGTCCTGGCTAGGGCAATGGCCGGCAATTGAAGGCCTACGCCCGTAACGTTCGGTGCGAAGGGCCCCCAACCGACTTGATGGAACCAACGCATGTAGAAGCCGCCAAGGGGGGCCCAAGCCGATCCGGTATAGATTTCCGGTTGGAATACGTCGGTATCTAGAACGGTCATTTGACCCTTGGTCGGAGCCGTGATAGCCGATGATCTAGCCGAGGCCGATGCATGCCGGCTGACGGTTTGGCTCATGAGGTAGCTATTGACATCGGAGGCTAGGGCTTCCTCCCCCGCAGCAAATACCTTGTATGGCATGCCCGGAGTCTCCTATCTGTAGGCGTTGCCGGCCGTTAGCTTGTCCTTGGGATGGGCCCCCCAATGCATAACGCTCGTGACGATGTCGGCTAGGACGAGGCCGATGCCTACCTCCCAACGTTGCCGGCTAACCGTATGGCTCACTCGTAGGCAACGGCCGGTTACCTCCGTCGTGAACGAGGCATCGGGGGGAGTCCATAGGACTTTGATCCGATCCGTTATGAGCTTCAGGGCTAGGACCTTTGGCCACAAGGCCGGCACAAAGGCCGGCAGCAATGTGACGCTATCTAAATGGGCCCTAGGCCAGGATTGGAGGGAGACCAGGAACGAGGCCCAAGCTCCGGCTTGGCTATCGTTCTCTAAGCCTAGATCAGTACGCTTATAGCTCAAGATTCCGTACCGGTCAATGCTCGTTTGATTCTTAGCGACCTGTACCGTCCCACCAGTCACGGAGGCATAGACGGCATTGGCTATGTTCAGGGATGCCGCTAGGCCTTGGGCTTCCGTCATTGCATCGTACGAGGCTGATTCGTCGGGGGAGCAGCCCACGATTAGAACCGGCTCCGGTGCCGTCGTCCAAGTATCCCGATTCTTGAACCGTAGGGTTCCGTCGTAATCGAGATAGGTAAAGCCAATCTCGTCGCCTGTAGCCCGGCCGATTAGTTCCCAAGCCGATTGGGCCATTGTCGTGGCTTGGAGCGTATTGGTGGACGTAGCCAGGACCGACGGGCCCGTCCATCCGTAATAGGTAAGGATCCGGGCTATACGGGCGTCTACGGTGTCTCCGGTGCCAACCGATGCCGTAGCCCCGTAGTCTCGTTTGACTAGGTCCTTGATTCCGTCGGAGGCCTGAACTACGGCTACTCGTTTGTCGGGGTGCAATTCCCACGGCTCGCCCCAACTATCCACCGTGCCCGTGAACATTCGGAATTGCGTAATGGCGGAGCCATCCCACCATTCGGCAAAGACGATAAGGGGGGTACCGGGGGCGAGCCTCGTTACGGCTTGGTATTGGAATGGACTATCGGGATTGTTGGGATCGTATATCCGGTTAGGGTCAGCTAGCCGTACGGTGGCCGTGCCGGCTTCGGCATGAGCGATAGCACCGTCAGCCCGGGAACCGCCTAGGGATGTCTCTAGGTTCTGAACATCGCACGATAGGTCTACCCATAGCCGGTTAGGGGGATCCGTGGGGCCCCGGGCAACGGTGTCCTTTCCCCATACGTAGCCGAAATCGAGCTTGTCGGAAGCCGAAGGGCCCCACTTGAAAGTCGTGCCCGTGAGGATGGCAGCCCAAACGTAAAGGCGTATGTCGCCACCCCAATGGGGAGAGAAGGCCCCCCCCGGCGTACCGGGCCAAGGGTCAGGCGTTGAGAGGGAGACGGGCCCGGCCATTGCGGCTTACGTATCTGTTTAGGGCATCTACGATGTCACGCTGGAGACGGGGGGAGTCTACGGCTAGGCCCGTATGGGGAACGGTTACGTTGATAGTGACGTTGCCACCAAGGGGCCGAAGGGAGGTAGTCCCAAGGGGGGTGATAAACCCACGTTGTTGGGCCGTGAATAGCTCCGGGCCCTTCTCCCCAACGATATACATGCCTCCGGGGCTTACGGGCCCACCGGCAGCCCTACCGGGGAACGAGGCCACCCCTCCGATAACGGCCCCTTGAGAGGCCTTGGCAATGAATCCGTCTAGCATGACGGTAATGGTCCGAATGTTTCTCTCGGCTTGGGCGGTATCGGCCGTTACGTTGGCATGGGCCCCCTTGTCAACGTCAGCCAATTGGCCTTGATTATGGGCTAGGCCTTGGGTGGCAGCCGCATTGTCAAGGTCCACGGCCGTATGAATGTTCTTCGGGGTAAGGCCCAATTGGTCTGCATATGTCCTGGCGGCCTCTTCAGTGTAGCCGGTGGCCACCATTACCTTAATGAGATTGTCCCGGTTGGCATTGAGGCTAGCCGAGGCCTCATCTAGCGACCCTGTCTCCCTGAACTTGGCATTGGCCAAGTCAAGAGCAGACTTGACGTTGTCTTGGATCGCCTTATTGTTGTTGTTGACCGCATTGATATTGGCAAGGGAGGCATTCGTGCCGGCCTCCGTAGCTCCGGCCGCTGCCAGCCGGTTCTCCGTGAGCGTCTTGAGGAGCGAAATACTGTTCTGTGAGAATTGGGTTTCGGCTTCCCGGGCTGACAGATGAATGCCAATCAAGGCGTCAAAGGACGACTTCAGGGCATCGGTCTTGTCCTTGGCTGTAGCGGCCGCATCGGAGTATTTCTCCTGGGCGTCTGATAGGCCTAGCGTTGACTCCGTGGCAAATTGCGTCTTCTCGTACAACGCCTTTACTCGTTCCACGGCATCGGGCGTTGTAAGGTCAATCTTCTGAGACTTGGCTATGGCCTCCAATGCGGCTTGAGTTCCCCGCAATTGGAAATCGAAATCGGCCGTGGCTCCGGTGGCTGCCTTGGACGAGTTCCCTTGCTCGTCTAGGCCGTTGGCTGCCAACGTGCTAGCCATGGCGTAATCGAATAGGGCTTGCTTGCTGGCCGTGATACTGGCTACGTACGCCTTGTGGGCCTCGTCAAGAGTCTTGTATTCCTGTTCCTGGTCCGTCATTGAGTTAGTAACGTCGTGGAACGGAACGAGGATGTCGGCAACCCCTACGGCCAAGTCAGCAAACGTATGCCTAGCGATCTGATCATTGAGGGATTGAAGCCTCTCGTCCATCTTGGCAGCCGCAAACGATAGGTCGTCAAAGGATGACGTATCTACGTCTTGGGTTACGTCCTTAATGAACTTACCGGCAGCCTCCGAAGCGTTGGTTAGGAAGCTTGCCAATCCGTAGAGGCCGGCACCCAACAGGACCACCGGAGCTATCACGGGCAGCATGGCGGCCTCAAGCGCCACGGAGGCAGCCGCTAGGACGCCTTCAGCGGCCGCCGTCTCCAGCAGCCCGGCCGTGAACACGTAGACGGCTGCCGTGGCCTCTCCGGCCCAACCGGCCACGTTAGAAGCGATCATGGCTATCTGCCCGGCCACGACGGGTGCGTAGGCGGCAGCCAAGCCCACGAGGCCGATAGAGGCTAGGAGCTTTATGGCTTCCTCGTGGTCAGAGAGGAAGCCAGTAGCCTTCTCAATGGCCGGGCCCATCGTATTGCCTAATGCGTTGGCTACGGCGTCAACGGCCGGGATGAGGAAGGCCCCAACGTCTTCTTGAAAGTTCCCAATCTTTACCCGGAGCTTGTCTAGGGGGGTACCGGCAGCTTCGGCTGCTCCGCCAAACTCCTTGCTCAATTCGGCAAGTATTACCTTCTGCGCGCCGAGAGTATCCCCGGCCTCTACCATTGCCTTTATTTGCTCTTTCTGCGCAGCCGTGAAGGATACGCCCGCTCTTGATAGGGCCGCGATCCCCTTGATTGGGTCGTTCAAGGCCTTACCCAATTGGATAGAGGCCCCCGACATATCCGTTCCCAGGGCCGTAGCCATATCCAAGGCAAGGCCCGTGGCTTGGTCGAATATATCGTTACCCTTGCCTACCTCATTATGGATTTGGGTAAACGTCAGTAAGAGGTTGGCACCGGACTGAACGGCCTCGTCATCGGCCCCGGTCTTGTCCGATATGGCCGTACTTAGTTCCCCTACTTGGGCAGCACTCGTCCAAGCCGCTGCTCCGGTGGTACGGATTACCCGTTCCGTTTCCCGCCCAATCTTGGCTGACTCTTCGGCAGCATTGAAGGCACCGACTCCCAAGGCCACGAGGCCGGCAACGCCGGCCGCTGCTCCGGCAGCAATGGCCGTGCCCATGCCAGAGGCAGATTTGCCAACGTCGGTAACGTCGGCTGACGTTTCCTTCAGGGCCTTGGCGGCCTTGGAATTGTCAGCAATGATTTCGATTAGGAGTTTAGACGTTCCCGCCATTAGTAGGTCCTTTGGGCCCGGCCGGAAGACACGAGGAATTCCTCAGCCGTCTCTAGGGCTCTTGTGTCTTGGTCAAGCCAACAGCGCCAATCCGTGCCGGTAAGGATTCCGACAATGACGGCACGGTACCCAATGGTTCCGGGGAGGTAGGGCCGGTAGCCCCATTAGGGCTAGCTACCTCCTCGTACGAGTCCAAGAGATTGACCCAATCGGCATAGGCAGGCACGTCGTATTCTGACCGTTCTAGGGCCGAATACATTAGGGCGGCATGCATGGCGATACGGTTGTTGACTTGCCCGGTTTCGGCTACCCGGTCAATGGCATTGATCAAGTCCTGAACCGTGGTTAGGACTGTTACCGGCTCGTGCCCGTCCCAAGAAACCCGGAACCTTTGTCTCAAGCTTGCCACTAGGCCCCCTCTATCTTGTTCAATTCCGTTTGGATAGCGTCTTGGTAGACGTCAAGCCATTGCCTTTGGGAGGCTTCGGCCCCCCTAATGGCGAAGAGGGAAGGGGGAATGTTCTTGGAGGGAACCCCCCAATGGACGGGCCCGGCGTACGGAGCCGTGAAGATGATCCGGCCGGCTAGCCCCGTAGCCTCCGTCGTGCCACTAGCCCGGAGCTTGCCGGTAGCCACCGGCGTACGGGCCCTAGCGGCCTCCAGGGCAATCCTGGCAGCCGCCCGATGGGCGGTAACCATATCCCCCAGGAACGTCACCATATGGTCTAGGCCACCGGCTAGCTCCGGTACGCCTTTAACCGTCATACGCTACCGCATTGGTATCTTCCGAGGGGCCCCCCGCCGTCGCACCGGCCAAGGCCGGCCACGTGGCCACCGGATCGCCCTGGCACCGCCATTCGAAATCGGAGGTAATCCTCTTGGCCACGTCCCCACCAAGCTCCAAGGCCCGTACCTGAACAACGCCGCTGATAGACGTGCCTTCAGCGTTGGGCGTCCAGGTGAAGGGTTGGTCAGTCATATTGTTATCCCACGACCAAGCAATGAACCCGTCGGGACTATCGAAATCTTGGATAGAGGTACCGGCTAGGGCCCATTGTGTCGTAACCGATGGGGCTAGCTTGTCTCCACAAAGGGTTTCGATAGTGTCCCCATCCTCCGTGAACGTGGGGGTAACTCGTACGTTTGTGGCTTGGCATGCAAACTCAACCCCTCCGACGAGGGGGGTGCCGGTGCCACCAAGGGTAAGGGTGCCGACTTTGAGCTTGGACTCAACGATAGCCATTAGATTGCCTCCGTAAAGGATATGAGGTAGGCCGGATACGTCTTTCCGGAGAGGGAGTAGGCCACAAGATCCCCGGTCTCTAGCGGTAGGGATTCGGCGGCACCGTCTAGGAGGTCGTCCAATATTTCGTACGTAGCCCGGTCAGCCGTGTTGGTGGCCGGGGCAATGGCAACCAATTGCCATTTACCCGTAACGCCACAATTCAGGTCAAAGGTTAGGTTCGGGGGGACCACGAGAATGCATGGGGGAGAGGCCAAGGCCGGGTCAAGCGTAGCTCTTACGCCTTGGGCCTCTAGTAGGTCCACAATTTCCCGGGCTCTCCCCAATGTGCCCATTACGCAATAACCGGTTCAACATGGGGGGAGAGCATTTGCCGTATGTCAGTGTCGATCTTGCTTATGTTGGCTACCCCTAGGTCAGCCACGCCCACGATCCCGTCGGGGCTATTCCGCCGATTAAGGACTCTGTTGGTCCACAGGAGGCAGGCATATTGCACGTCATTGGGACATTCGGCCGTGGCAAGGGTGGGGCATCGGGCAACAATGGCCTCTTGCACCGCCAACAGGGCTTGGTCGATAGCGACATCGTCTATGTTGTCGGGCACCCGGGCCCATTTCCGGTATTCGTCGATATCGGGCCAACCAAGCCCCGTTGGCAATGCCATGACTACTTGGCCCTTGTTCCGCTAGGGGCTTGGGTGCCACCGTTGCCGGCCGTGAGGCCGCCGATGGGCGGGGGCACCGTGAATTGCACGAAGGCCGTCGGCTCCAGGACGAGCCAGGCCATATAGCCGTAGAACGCAAGTTGTGTGCCCAAGATTGACGGCTCCGTAACGGAGACCTGCCCCCCTACGGTTTCGTAGGTTTCGACGTAGGTCGAGTCCCCAATGATGGCCGTAGCGGTGGGAAAGTTCTTGTCGACAACCAACCGGTAGCCGGCCACGGAGCCGCCCATAGACGTTGGCTGAATACTGCCAAGGGCATTGGTCGGCCCAATGGTTGGGAACATCGGCCGGCCGTCTCCGTCCACCATTGACCCTAAGGTTCCCCAGACGTCGGGGCTCACCCACATTGTGTCAGGCAAGGCATTGGTGACGCCGTAGACGGTACCGGCGGCGCCGTAGATTGCACTCAGCCAATCGGCCCCCGAGGCGGCGTCAGCGATGTCGGCCGTTGCGGTGACGGCGGTATCGAAATAGGTACAGAAGGCCGCATCGGTAGCTTGGGCGTAGGCGGCAGCCAGGTCCGAAACGAGGATGTTCATGATCGCCGGATCCGTCCAATCCCTATCCTGCCAAGAAAGGTTTACAGCTCCGGCAAAGGTGGCCTTGGTGACCGTAACCGGATCAATGTTCAACGTCTGGCTAGGGACTTCTGTCTTCTCTGTAGTCTGGGGCCCAGCAATGGTGTGTTGACTAATCTTCGGCCGCTGGAAGGTCTTACCTCCGGCCGGCAAGGGCCGCCGGGTAGTGGCTTCGATAGCCGGCCGGCGTGCCGTTGCTTGAATGAATACCGGCTCAAGGATCGGCGTAGGCAGGAGGCCGGGGTTCTGTACCGTGGTTTGGTGGGCGACGGCACGCTTGTAATAGCGGTCGATCCGTTGCCGGGCCTCTGAGTCGTCGGCCCTTGTGAGGTAGTCCACGAGGTAGCGGCCGGCATCGTCGTATTCCATGGCCTCTACGGTTGGCGGGGCCTCAAGGGTAGAGGCCCGATGGACGGGCCCGATGTTGGCCACGAGGCCGGCGTAAGTGGCGGACCTTGTGGCCAATTCGGCCTCTACCGTGATGTCGTCGTCAAGGGTAGCGATACGGCTACGCCTTGCTTCACAGGTCTTGTCTTCCGATTCCGTAAGGTCCCTATCCTCGTCAGAGGCCTTATCGGTAATGGCTTCGATGTCAGCCATTGCGGAATCACGTTGGCGCCTAAGCCAATCAAGCCTACGGCTACCGTTCATTGTTTCTGGCATGACTGCTCCTATGCGAGAGTGTTTCTAGTTCTCGCAAGGGTGAGACCAACATATGGTCGGAGTCTTGCCGTGGCGCTATCCGGAGTCCCAACGGCCCTAATGGAACGGCCCTGGTCTGATGCCCGTAGGCCGTGGCTCCGAAGCTTCGGCGATGACGCTAGGCCGGGAAGGGGCGGGGCTTCGGAACCTAGGACCGTTGGGGCCCCCGGTGATAGCTAGTCTGCCGCTGACCTAAGCACGGCCTACCCGTTCTGTCCAATCTTTCCAGTAAGCAAGTCGTTCCGGAGGCCCCGGTACGGCCTCTCGTACGGCGGAGACAAGAGCCGATTTGTAGGCGGGCTCTTGGCATAGGGCTACATGATGCAAGGCCTTGACGCGTTTGCGCTTGACCCAATCAAGGCCCCTATGGGTACCGGTGTCGTACCCATTGCCGGGAAGGAAGCCGAGACTCAAGCCCGGAGTCTGCCTATCCCGAATCTTAAAGGCAGCCTCTCTGCCGGCCTCCGTATCATCAAGCCGCATAACGGCCGACAAGCCCTCGTTCATATCGTCAGCCCATGCATGGCCACGGCCTACCCAATGGCCGTTATGTTCAAGCTGAACACGGAGGTACGAGGCCCGGCCCCGTGTGCACCGGTCAAAGCAACCGGGCATAAAGGTTTCGTAATAGGGCCCGAAGCCGTCGTCCACAAGAGCCTTCTCGTTATAGGGGGCGAGCAGCCCGGTAACGGTCCGTCCGTCCCCAGTAAGCTCTAGGGCTTGATCCACGGCACGTAGGTAGAGGCCGTCCATTACTCTTCCCCTTCCGGGCTTACGCTCGTTTCTACGGCTGCTCCAAGGTCAAAGAACATACGGGCCTCATCCCTTGAGAAGAGTCCGGATTGCAGACATTGGGTCGCTAGCGTCACCCTTGCCTCTAGGTTCGGCCGCAAGACGTTGGCCTGTTGGAATCGGGCCAACGACTGACTAGGCAATGTCTGCGCCGATAGTTGCTGCTCAAGCGGAACGATATAGCTCATAACCGTTGTCGTAATGAATTGCTGGAACACGTCGGTTATGTTCCGATACGTGAGGCTTGGGCTATCAAGGCCCAACAAGGCCCCGGGGATTCCCATAGCAATGGCCAATTGCTGAGCGTTGAGTTTCCTCGTCTCATTCAATTGAGCATCTTCGGCGTTGGAATCCAAGGTGTCTAAGTCTGTCCCCCCGGGCACGATCGCCCATTCCCTAGCCATGGCCACGGCTTTCATCTTGGCCTTAAGGTCTAGTGCTTGCTCTTGGGTAAGCTCCGGATTGGGATGTTTAAGAACGCCCGGAGGCACGGCCCCTCCCTCAAAGTAAAGGGCTGCCCAACGTTCGGCCGCTACGCTTGAGGCAATGAGCCGCTTGTAAAGCTGAAGGGCCCCCTTGCCAATAAGGTCGTTAGCGTCCTTATTCATCATGACGTGAAAGACTTGATCCGGCTCGTATATGACATTGTTAATGTCATACCAATGGTCGCCCGTTGCCGAATCCGCCATTACGTTCCATTGCCCTATGGGAATGGGGATCATCATATCGGGCCAACCGGCCTTATTCTTGGGCCCCAGTACCGCCACATAGTTCCCATAAAGGACCATATCGTGGAGGTACTCAGTAATGAAATCCACGAAGGTACGGCCGGGTCCCGGCGTGGGGTTCACGAGGATGGGGGGATCCGTGGCTAGGGCTTCGGTTTGGTTCTGGCCGGGGATCTTTCGGTAGCCGTGAAGGGGCATTTGCAAGAGCAGGGAGCTTGTAATGTTCATAAAGCCCGCCACTACCGGCAGCCCTAGGGCCTCTTCCTCCGTGACGTACCACCACGGGAAGCCGTCCCCCTCTACCGCCGTAGCCCAAGAGCTAGGCTGGAAGATTTCTTGCCAACCGGCAATGGCTTGCATGCCGAGGCCGGGGCTTCCGCCGGCGTGTAGGACCGTAGGCCTTGCCCTATTCAGTAGCGCTAGTAGCGGCATCGTCGACGACGACCATTCTGGTTTCGATATAGACCGTAGTGGCGAGAACAACAGAGGCAGCAACCAAGGCAAATAGGGGGGTATCCAACAGAAGCCACGAGCAATAAAGGATAATAACGAGGCAAGCCGATTGAATGAGACTGATAGCCCATACGTAGAGTCTGTTCATTAGTAGACCGTCCATTGAGGGATAGGCTCCGGCTCCGGTTGTTGGGTCGGAATCCACATAGCCAAGACGGCCGCCAAGGCAGCATCTATGTCGGCTTCAGGATTCAATCGGTGGACAGACGAGACAAGCCCATCGGGGCCTCGTTTGGTAGCGGCTAGGGCTTGGCTAATGCCGGAGCCCCCGGGGTGCCGTAACGTCCTTTGGTTTGCTGCCGCATAGAAGGCCCGACAAGCCCGGGCCCATTCGGCCGGCCGAACGGCTAGGTGCTCGATTCCGTGAGCGGCCGCTATACGGCTCGTGGAGGCCTCTACGGGGCTCTTGGCTAGCGTCACAGTTGCGAAGGGCTGCCAGCGGCTCAGGAGGGAATCTAGGCGGTTCTCGGCCGCCGTCAAGGCTTCGGGCCCCGTGAAGCTGTCGACAAGCTCTAGGCAATGGAACCCACCGTGCCACGAGCCGGCCACGAGGGAAACGTGCCGAAGCTCCGGCCCCGACTCCACGGCCAGGACAAACGGCTTGTCTGCCGGGAACGGCGTATCGCTAGAGCAGTCGTCCCAATCCTTAGGGCTCACCCAAGACTCAATGGCCGATACCTTCCGGCACAGAACCTCAACCTCAAAGATGGGTGCCGGATCCGTTTGGTATTCGGCTTCCACCACCGACGGTTCAATCGTATGCCCTAACGAGGGATTAGCTTGGGCCCAAGTCTCCGGCCTACCGGGATGGGCATTGGGCTCAGCCGACCATTCAAAGTAACCCAAGGGGCTTTCTTTGCCTAGTTGGATCGCGTCCCTAGCCCGGCTCTGAAGCCGATTAAGAACCTCAGACTCTAAGTCTCCCTCCGTGGAGATAGCCCAAAGCTGAGAATCCGGCCGGGCCCTACGAGTCTTGTCTAGGGCCCCGTAGGCGTCCCAGGACTTGAATTGCCGTATCTCGTCCATAAGGACAAGGTCTACGCCGGAGAGGCCACGAGAGGCCCCTACGTTGGCGGCTACGACCCGATAGCGCCCGGAACCAAGGTGAAAGCTCTCCCGGCCATGCTGATTACGGGCCTTGCCGAGAGGGAGCTTGGAGGCATCGGCTATCTCGTAGGCCAATTGCCAGGACTCAAGGGCTATCCCTAGATTCTGTGCGCAACCAAGATGGAACCGTTCCCCGAAGAGGCAGAGGCCTCCCAATATCCTAACGGCTGCCAGTAATGTCTTGCCGTTCTGCCGGGCGACAATCGTTAGCAATGTGCGGTAACGGAACCGGCCATTACGCCTAGAGCATCCTTCCCGAAGAAGGAATTGCTGCCAAGGCATAAGCTCTATGCCGAGAACTTCCCGAGACCAATTCACAAGGGCATTGCCATACGAATAGTCATAACCGGGCTGCGCCTTAGGCGCAATACGAGGGTAAGGATTTCCGTATATAGCTAAGTCGGTATTTGACGCTAACGCTAACGAATTAGGTTTAGAAACAGCCCTATGTCCGGATTTGACTTGGGCCTTGGCCGGCCTAACAGATAGCTCAGAAAAAAATCCACCTCTTTCCTCTAAGCCACGTGACTTAGCGTCAATTCGATTTAACGCTAACTGGTCACCGGTTGGCACATAAACCCCCCCTGACCTGCCACTATCCTCCCAGGGTGAGGCCGGATCT